CCTAAAATGTGGCTCATAATTATTTTTGTTTAATTCGTGATTCAATGTTTAAAACTCGTCGTAAAATGTAGTTCGTGTCGTTTGTGTCCGTGAAACTTGTGCTTCCTGTTACCCGTACATAAATTGGGCTAAAATCGTTATTCTCAACCATGCCTTTTTGATTCGGAGTTGGCGTTAATAATGCTGTTATCTCGTTACAAAGGGCATCTAAGGCAACGTAACTTAATGCGGTGTTACTTACTCGATTTATTACGTCCACGTTAGCCACGTAAGTCCCCGTGAAGGTGTCTTTTGTGTTGCTCGAAGTCATAAACCCGCTCGTAACCTTTGCAAATAAATCAGACGTTTCGCTGTGTGGCTGCTCAATAGAAAAGAGATCACCCGAAACGTTACCATTCAGGATTCTGTAAATTTCAGTAAGCAGATAGAACGTAGCATCTTTCATAACTTATCTAAATCGGCTTCGATGTTGCGTGTCAAAAAGTCAAGTGCCGAATATGCGGCGGGAATAATGTGTGGCCGTGCGGGTAGGTTTACTTGCCTAATCCCACGCCCTTTTAGCTGTTTTGCCATAGTTTCAAATCCTCGCGGAACGTCAACACCGCCACCCGTACCGAACTCCAAATAAGGTGCGTATGTGGCGTTAGCTGTTAACCGTGCCGTGTACCCCGCATTTTCAACGGAGCCTTTTATGTTCTGACGGTGAAAACCGTATTGAACTGGGGCGGAACCCTTCGCCATTGTTTCGGCATATCCCGCCGCTTCTTCAATGTTCTGCTGTGCCACTTGCTTTACGGCTCTTTTATAGGCTTCTGCCTGCTTTCGCCATTCATTAAAATTGGTTAAACCGTTCATCGTGCTGCTGTAATTATTACCTTTTTATCATCTTGGGTGAATAAAACTGACTGAATCGTTAAGCGAAACGAACGGAACTTGATGTAGTAACTTTCGTCAATCACGTAATTAGGATTTTTCCAGAACTCTATCTTGTAGCTTTGGCCGAACTCCTGACGGCTGCCGTTGCTATCCTTGTTCGGGGCTAATTGCGTAATAATTGCGTTTACTGTGTCGTGAATTGTTTCGATTGATTCGATTACGCCACCCGCTGCATCTGTCGCTTTTGCCTTTGAACATATCTGAATTGGTTCACTAAACTTCTCCATCGTCCTTGTATCGTGCTAATGAGCGGTTTAAAATATCGTCCAATCTTGTTTTATCAATGCCTAAAGAAACCGAAAGAACTTGCTGTCCTTTTTGATAAACCACCCCGTCAATACTCGTATTGGTCAAAAAAACCAAATCGGTAATTTCTTTAATTTCTTCGGGAGTTAGTTTAGGCTTAATAGATTTCGACATAATTAAAATGTTTGCGTACTGATTGTTTCGGTGTCATATCGCTTTCAAAACAAGAGGCTACCGAGCGAATCAATAACTCTTTGATATTATTTGAAATAGACTGCTTTGATGTAATGTAACTTAGCTTGACACCGTTGGGAAACTCCCCAACTAAGGTAATGAAACCGCCCGTATCTAACAATGTGAACGAACTTGCATCAATCGCAACGCCTAAAAGGTCTGTTACGGTAACGGTTGTGTTTGCCTTAATTGGAAGAAACGGGAGGGGTTCATCATCACAAAATGTCTGCCAAGACACATTAACACTACGCTCGTCTATTAGTGTTACGTTCTTGAATTGCTCTAACGACTCACGAATAGACGTAATTAATCGAGTTAGTTTAGTGTCGTGAGCATCAAACGTTACGTTTAGATATTGCTTCACGTCCGATAAGCTAACTGGCTCTGCACCGATGGTTTCACCCGACTTCTTTACGATAATTCCGTAGGTCATTTTTTCGCTTTAGTGTTTTTTATTTCGGTAATAAAACCGTCTTTGATAAGTTCGTTTACGTATTCGGCAGGGACGTTCGTTAGAACTGTCCTTACCGCTACGCCTGCAAACTCAATTGCAACTCTATACATATTTTTTACGCTTGTAGTGCGGTAGCCGCCGTTGAAAATGTCCCCTTAACAAACGCACCCAGTTCTGGAGTTTTGATACGTGAAACGGCTCTAAGCGATCCCGCAATTGTGATGAAATCTTTCAAGACATCATCTTCGTTTTGGTCATACGTGTTAATTGTTAACGCTCGGTAATTGAACCATGCAAATTTCGTAAAGTCGGCCATTAGAAAAGTTCCCGGCGTAATGTTATGGTCAGCAATCAAAGGAATGCCGTTAACATCATAACCCGTATTTGAAAGATACAAAGGCATTACGTACTGTCCTGTGCTGTCTTTAATTGTTTTAATTTTCGTCAAGTCTGCTGGACTAATTAAGCAAGCATTAGGCGTATATTTCCCCTTACCAGCTACGATAATTTGCAAATATGCGTGTTCTAAAACATCTCGCATAGTGACACCCGTTAAGGTTCCTATGCCTGCCTGACGAGCAAAAGCACTTGCTTGGTTAATAATACCATTGTGATTCTCGCCTGAATTGTCACCACTAAGTACTTGGGTTCCAACTTGGATTAAGAAATCCTCGCGTAACTCGACAATAGTTTCGTTCAAAGTAAATTCTACATCCTCAATGTTTTCTTTTGAGATTTTAGAATAAGCGGTTGTTTTCTTTGCTGATGCTTGTTCCTTGTCAAACTTGTAAGAAACTTGATTGAACTTGGCTCCTTCGGCAGTTTGACTCACGCCGCCTTCCGAAGCTGTCTTGATAACCCACTTTACGATTTCTGAATTAGTTGTGCCTATTCGGATATAATCTAATATATTGGGTGTTGCTTTTGGGGCTTTGGCAATCCCCGCTTCTACATCTGCAAAAAGGTCCCTCAGCCCAACTGTGGCAGAATAGCCACGTGTCATGTCTGAAACGGCTTTTAACTGAATATCGTCAAACGTCATTCTCATCCCGCTCTTTATTTTTGGGATGTTGTCTTTTGTAAATACTTTATCCGCTAATTGGTTCGCGAATACAGAACCCGTTTGATTCGTGCTTTTGCGACTTAGTTCGATATTGTCTAGCTTGTCCTGCTGCTTAGTTAATAAGTCGGTCAGTTCAATTAACTTATCCTGAGCGGATTTTAATTCTAGGGTGCTGGCTTTTTCTTTAACCATAGAGATAAACTCTAGTTTTTGGGTGTCGATTTGCGACTTGATTCCGTCCGCTTGTTCTTTGATTGCGGCTTTAATTTCAATTAATTCCATTCTTTGCTTTAGATTTTAAATTGTTCGATTAATTCGAGAAATTCTGTCGTCGGCAAAGTGTCTGGTGACGGCTTTGTGAGTTGCTTTATTTGCTCTTGTATATATTCAAATTGCGGTATGATTACCGTCTTAAATGTTTCGTCTGAATACGTGCCACTTGCTAGGGCTTTCGCAAGGTTTTTAAATAATTCGGCGTAATCGGCGGCTGACTTTACGCCTATTACCGGCGTAAACGGGTTAGCTGCATCTACTTGCAAACCTGACCCTTCGACTAGGTACAATTCAGAAAGGATGTTACCCTCAATACTCATTTGTTCTTTTATCTTTCGATAGCCTATTGAGTGTTGGGTTATGATTTTATCTTCGACCATTTTTAAGTAATCTTGCCCTGCTGTCCAGTTCCCCACTTTTCCTTCATAATACAGTCCGTAGTCATCTTCTTTTAATTCCAGAAAATGACCTACGTTTTTATATTTATCGTGGTCTTGGAGAAAACGAATGGATTTTTTGCCGTTCGGGCCACGCTCGGCAATTGTTTTGGCAAATGCCCCTTTCCGCACTACGTCGCCGTCGTAATCTTTTACGTCAAATGCCGACAAATAACCCATTACAATTCCTTGCTTTGTGTCTACGTCCTGAATACTTGACTTGCTACCGTGCGATTTATACAACATATTATTACCCCGTTTTATACAAAGTAACATATTAATATTGCGTAATATTGCGATAATGGAACGGGTTGGCTATATTTGTACTTCACCATTACTTATATGTACCTCAAATGAAATACCACGATGATTATGTATGTCAAGTCAAAGACATATCAAAGCACTTCGGAGTTAGTCCAAACACGGGCAAAAATATGCGAGATAAAACCAAGTTGAGATTTGGCGTAAAGTTTCGTGGGAAAGTGACCATATCGCAGGTGCGAACCGCAAACGGCTTGGATAGCAAGGTGGCGATCTACGGGGAACTATTAGCGAATAACATCCTTGAAATCTGCACGGAGTTGCGAGAGTCAAAAGGGTTGGCTACTCATAATTACATGAGCGTTGCGGATGAGTCGGTATTTTACGAATTGCTTAAGACTTTGTGCGAAAAGCACGAAATATCTGAGCAGGTTATTATCAGGATTCTATCAATACGAAGTGCAGTTTCATCGAATTACCAAGAAGAAATATGACAGGATGCGTAACTCTTTGCCCGGTTGTCTTGGATAAAGAAGATATTCCAAGATTTAAGATAAGCTCTCATACAGAGTTGCAGGAAAAGATTGTTCACTTTTTAGATTTCGAGGTTGACACAGAAGGGAATAAACCGCAAGTGATGGTCTGTTTTCAATGGTGGAAGCGGGGCGAATTGCTTAATTGGAATGATGAGTGTGGGCGTATTCTAATAACGCACATGAAAGAAAATATACTTCTTGACGAAATGAGGTACTTAAAAGATATTAGTATCGAAAATGTTCAATATTCGATATTCGTGTTCAGGAGTTACGCAGAAGCACTAAAATGGACAACAGACGTTAAGGAGGGGTTTTAATCATGATATTAGAAAAGGAAATGATTGAATTAGGCGACATTGAATTTGTTAAGCTAGATTTCCCGAAACAAAGATTAACTTTACCCAAAATATGAAAAGTAAATTTTTATTAAACTATTCAAAAATTGAGCATCATTACGAATGTCCTTTTGAACACGAAGATTGTGAATTGAATGCAATGGGGTGGGAAAGGAAACAACCTGAGGCTTAGTGTAAAGAATGAAAATGGGCATTCGGTAAGTATGTCAAAATCAGATTTTATTTGAATAACAAACGATTAACTTCGCTCGATTCCTAATGCTTCGGCCGACCTTCGCGTAACATAGCTATGAGTGCAACGGCAGTTTATCACTTCGCTCGCACCGCCGCTAGGGTCGTGCGGGTATTTCATTGTCACATCGCCAACCTTGAACACTTCACCTTTCTTTACATACTTCCCATTTAACGGTCTGTGGTTCTCTCTGTAATTGCCAATTGCGGAATGATGCCAAACGGTTAATAATTCTAATTGACTGTCCTTAGCGGCTTGTTCTATGCCAATACTCGCCGCTCTGCCGACTTCTGTTCGTGCAATGGTTAACGCTCTGGACTTTGTGAAGATAACCTTCTCCGCATTGAATAATTTCGCAATGTCGCGGGGAGCCATCCGTTCGGCTGCTGCCTTAACGAGTAACGCCCGAATCATTGTTTTCGTATTTTCAGTTACTCGCGTAATTAATGAAGCAATTTCCAGAGTCGAAGTAGCATTAACCACAATTTGCCGCCAAATCAAACTAAAAAAATCGACATTGGGCGTATCTTTATCTTTGTATTGCTCTAACCTATTTTTTTGATCTTGATAAAAAAACAGTCCAACTTTTAAATAAATCTCCTCAAACAGCTTTTGAAAGTCCTCCCGCTGTATTTCGTTTAGTCTGTTTTCGGCTGCTGCGGGGGCTTCGTTAACGGCAATTGTCTTGTAACGAATTAAGGTATTATAAAGGTAAGCACGAACCATTCTGTAAGTTTGGGCTTCGCTCTTTTCTTTCATCTTCTCATAGTGCAATCGTAACTCCTCAACTGTTTCCATAATCAAAATTTAAGGGGGTTACTGGCTCTATTGCATCTTCAAACGAATCGCCCTCACTTACATCGCCATAGTCAAACCATTGCCGTTTTTCTCTGCGGGTCAGAAAGTCGATGTCTTTCATTTTCGCCATTTCTTCGACCTTATCAAGGGCTAATTCGTCGTAAATGGTTTTATCGAAACAGAACTTTAGCCCGGTTTGTGGCCTAATGATCTCCTCCGATAATATTTCTTCTTGCTTGTTAAGAAAAGGAAACACCCCAAGGTGTAACGCTCTACGTCCGTTCTCCTTACCGTTATTGTATGTGCTGGATGACGATTCGTTAAAAACAACTTCGGGCGGTAACATGAATACCGCCGCTAATATTTCGCGAATATCCTTCTTGACTTCTAGCGTGATACTTTCCCCAATCGGATTTGCTAAGTTAATATGTCCTAATTCCTGAGCAACGAGTGCGGCTCGATGTTCGTCTTTCTTCCATAGGGCTGACCTGATTCCGTCACGCATCTTTTGCAAAAGCGTGTTATCGTTACTGGCTTCGATTTGGGCATCTGCGTTTTTCGGGAAGAGCAAATGTGCGGAATCTCCCGTCTTAAAAGCTGAATGCTCTCGCTCTAATGCTGCGATGTAGGTTTGAAGGTCGCCATAGCATACTTGAACTTTTGACGTTCCGTACAGGTGCGAACCCATCTTGTTGTAATTTGTGCTAAACGAACGCAAAGCGTGACAGTCTTTTGGGTCAAACTTTTGGGTGAATAACCCATCGTATTGATATGCCTTAACGGGGTCCTGTGGGCTCCCACCTTCGATGGTGATTTGGTGAGTTGGTAAGGAATATAACGCAGCGACTTGACCATCTACCTTTTGTGTATTAATCAGGTTAAAACCCGAAATATCGTAAAAAGCAGATAAGCTGTAAATAAATTCTCCGAACGATTGCATTTCGTTCGGCTTAGTAAGCAGTCGTTTTGTTCGATAATAAGGGGATGTAACGGTTATGTCGTCTAGGTAAATCTCTTCGACTCCCTTTTCTTTTGCTTTTTTGAGTAGCTTAGTTTCATAGGTATCTTTTGCAAAACCATTAAACTTCTGAAAGTCTTTTGCGGCTTCTTGGTCTTTTACCTTGTATAACATGGGTTTGGCCTGACTCGCTTTCTCTGCCTTGTAATTCATCAGGGCAAATAGAATGGAGTTGACTTGATACAAATCTGCGTACTTGTGTAGGGGTGCAGAATGTTGAAGGCTTACGTTCTTTACGTAATCGTAAATAATTTTGTTATAATTGGATTCCATTGCGTTCAAATTAAGAACGCAGCATTAACGGGTCTTGGCAGGACAAATGTACGAAAAAAAATAGTGTTTATGCAACTTCCCACGATAAGCTGGGTTTTATCTCGAACCAGTAACGCATCATGACCATATCGGAGTAATCGGGGGAACGCCCTAACTGCTCTTTTACGTCCTCTTTGCTCATTATTTCAAGTTTCCCGTCCTTGTCCATATTCTTTTGCTTGACGTATTGAAGTTCTTCTATTAGTTTTTCTTTGGCTACGCCGTCAATGCCGAAATAAATCAAGTTATTATTAATCAAATCGCTTATTCCATAATAGCATTGAGTTTTTAAGTTACGGTAATTTTGCTCTACTGTGCCAATTTTCAATGCCCTAGACCCGTTCACAAACCCTTTACATTTCATGAAGTCTACGACCCCGCCACCTACGCCATCTTCATCTACGATTATATTTGATAATGGGATTTGGTATTGTGTCCGCAATCTTTCTAACTCTTCTTTGACTTCATCTAACCCACTTTTGTCAATGGTCACAATCTTAAATAATCGAAGTCCAGACCAAACGCCAATAACCGTCTTATCTCCACCAAATCGGGCGATGTCGGCAACAATATACTTTGTGCCTGAATCGACAAAAGCGTTTGTGAAAGTGTTTAATATATTTTCGTATGGAATTAATATTGCTGGGTCATCGTCGTATTCCCAATTTCCAAAAAGCAAACGTTGTTTCTCGCTTTCGCTTAGTATCAATTTGAGGTTGTCAATATATCCCTGCGGCAATTTTTTATTATCCTCTGGAAGGGCTTGAACAAACTTCCTAAAAATGGGTAATTCGTCTTTTTTGTTTGGTAAGTAAAATTGATTGTAAAGATAGTTCTTCATCGGATTGCAAGTTTGAAGAACCTTTCCTTTCAAATTAAATACATCATTCTTCCATCGACCAACCGAAGCTAAGAGATTATTCTTTGCTGATAACTCAAATTCTCCCGCTTCTTCTATCCATCCACGAGTCATTTGCATAGAGCCAAAACGTGCATAAAGCGGGTCTGATGGCATATGTTTAGCATCGAGAAGAAAAACCTTAGAGCCGTTGTAAAGTTCAAAATAATTATCCTGACCTTGATAGTTGTAATACTTTGCCCCTATCCCCAAGTTTTTTAAAACTTCGTGAATTGATGGAATGGTGAATTTTCTTAAATCGTTTAGTTTTTTACGGGCAATAAAGTACATCGTTTCTGGGTAAATGAGAGCATCCCCGAATATAAGCGAACACCCAAGATACGACTTACCAGAACCTTTACTGCCTCCGTAGGCAATTTCCATTGTTTCGTCATCGAGCCAATATTTTGCGGCAAGTTTTTGCTTTTCGTTTTTGTGGCTATCAAATTCAACTATCATTTTATTACCATTCCGGTTATCGGCTTAATCTCTACCGACCCTGAATGTTCAGTCTTGTTTGCCGTTAATCGGCTATGTTCATCAGGGGTAGCTATTATCTTAAAGAGGGCTATTTGTAACGTAGCATTATCACCTTTTTGCCATCGTGACAAAAGATTTTGCTTGGTTATTATTTTATTATCTTCTAAGGCTTTTAATACCCTGTCCGACTTGTTCAAGTCAAGTTCATAAAACGTTGTTTTCCCGATGCCTTTGTAGAACGAAAATATCATTTCTAAAGTAAATAAATTATTCGCTTCTATACATCTTACAATCGCTTCTTCATGTATTTCTGGGTCTTTTTTCATATTATTCAAAAGAATTAATACCGTTAAAATATTCTCTATAAAATTGGACAAGGTCTAAGGCTACTGTAATCGTTCTTTGTTCGTGGCTTTTACTTCTTTGCTTCGGGTTTACTTCGTTCTCCGTTTAACTTATTCCCTCACGAAGATTCTGACTTTCCCCACATGTTTTACATTGTAATATAACGTAATATAGCGATTTTAAGTTTCAGATAAATTTGCTTGATTCTTTCAATCCGTTCTCCAACTCAAAAACGATTATCATTCCTTTGATTGGGAACTTCTTAGCGGAGTAGAGTGAATTCAAGAAACTTTCTCTGGATTTGTACCCGCACATCTCTGACACCTTCGTATCAGTCCATTCGTAGTGGACTTTCATACGGTCATAGCGTTCTTTCCAGGTCATAATATTAAAAATTAAAGTCAACATCAAAGTGTGCATCTGATTCAAAGACGACCTTGCCGAACTCCGAAAGATTATCTATCCAGACCATAGGGTCTTTGTCCGTATCGAACAGACTTTCTTCGATGTCGTCATTCCAAGAATCAGGAACCACAATTACGTCTATATTTTCAAGTAACTCGTCTTTAGACATTGTTACCCTGAACTCGTCGTAACCGAAGTCTTTGCCTGCATCGGCATCTTTACAGTCGTACAGACCGCTATACTCTTTCGAGTATAGAACGATAGCGAAATCGCCTGCTGCTATTAGCTTGCGGCTGAATGATGTTGAAAAGCAATATTCAGCTTCTTCGCTTCTGAATATATTGCCACCAGAAACCTTACGAAAAAGTGGAGTTGTTTTTTGCTCTTGCTTTAGGTCGTTTCCAAATCCGCTCATGGTAGTATTGATTAGCGTTCGGGCTGTGTTGCCCTTATTGCTTATACAAATATAGAAAAAGAAACATATATGTTACAACCATATGTGATGAACGGCAAATCTCGATGGGTGAGTGGTTAGTCAGGAGGGAGATTCTGTGAATTTGTCCATTTTATTTTTGCTTAGTTTGTTTTGACCAACGTTCGACCGGCCACCCAAGTTCTTTTGATTCATTTACGAAGTTGACAACCTCTGATTGAGTCATTAGCGTTATAATGAATTTGGGTCTTTCGGTTCTTCGCCACAATGTTGTCGTCAATCTTTTGAGGTAATAATTGCACGTGAGCCTTTTGATTACAATATAGGTTGAATCTTTCAGGTCCATGATTGCATTTTTTGATTTAATCCTACGGCAGGTTGACCGTAGGATTTGATGAATTACGCTATACTGGTATTGAAAAGCAAATCTAAAACCTTAATTGGGTAGAGTTTCACCCGTCCGAATCGGGGGTCGGGGATTGTGTCCATTTCGTAACCGTTCGCCTTGCAAATATTTGATGCTTTGCGACCGAGTTCAGCGGCTCGTTTCAATCCCACTTGAATTCCTTTCAGCGAACCATACCCGGCTATTGTGAAGTATTCTGGCCTTGTCGTTATTCTTGCTTCAACTTGTTTTAGCCGACTATCGAACTCGATTTGTTGCAACCGCATTAATATGATGGGGTCTTGGGGAAGTTGGGCTTGTGTCTTCATGCTTGCCCAGTCGTCGATTATCATCATCCGCAGTTTGATAGAGTAACCTGACGCAAGACAAAGCGATAAGCGTTCGTTTAGTAAGACTTCGGCGGTTTGACCATTATCCTCTCTCTTAACTACTTGATAATCAGACAATCCAAGATTGGATTCATCTAATTCGTCAACCAT